TGAACAATTGTAATTGTAGAAACATAATTTGCTTTGTATTCAAAATTCCAACTAGTTTGTGGATTTATTTTCTCCATCCATGCATCAAAAACTGCTTTTTCAATCATATTATCATCACATATAAAAGTTAATGTAATGTCTTCATATGTTGATTGATATGGATATTTTTCTGTTGGTCCATAAATTCTTAAATCAGATGTTGCTAGTGTTCTACCTGGTATTACAGCATTTTCACATCTAAGTGCTAAGGTTCTTGTGTCGATGGTTGAACCAAGTGAAGCAGGTAAATTAATTATTACATGAAACCTTGATGGTTTAGCTAATTCACCCGTAAAACTTGAACGAAAGTCTTGGATATTCATATGCTATTCTCTTTTTTCTCCAACCACAGAAGTCTGTGAAGTATGTCCTCTAATTTCTTGTATTGAATCTTGCCAAACTTCATTAACTTTAGCTTTTTGAAATTGTTGAGCAGGTAAAAATACAGCTGTTTCCCATTCACTAGCTTCAACTTTTAACATCTTACTTGCTATGTTTTTATACAAATATCGTTTAATACAAGGTCTAAATTCTTTATATCGTTTTGATGCTGATACTATATCATAAGTTATTCTTAATCGTTTAATTTCATCATTGTCATCATAGATAGCAAAATTCATCAACTTATCCATAAATCCAGCACGAATTCTTGGTGGTAAGTAATGTAAATTCATTCCCAAGAAACCATCATTATATCGTTCTAATGGTAATACTAATGGAAATGCGTCCCAATATGGTAATCTGTCATCATATTTGGCACTATAATAAAAGAAATACAATCCACCAATCAAAAATCGATTACTATTTCTACTTGTTTCTTTTCTTATCTGATTAGCTAAAGCAATTGGATTTTTAAGATTATTGATTTTACTCGTAAACCACTTGAGTGATTTCATTGAGTATCGTTCTAATTCTAATCCATTCTTTTCAGAGGCTAATTTTGTTAATTTTGATGTCGTTGTCATCATCTATTTATGTCAAAAATTAAGATGGTCTTCAGTTAATACCTTGAATTCCCAACCTCTATCTTTACAGTATTCAGTTGCGGCTTTCCATTTGGCTTGATTAATTGCATAAGTAACTACTTCATTAATGTATTGTTTGGTGATTCTTGATTTGATTTCTGGTTCTGTGGCCTGTTTCTTAGGTTTAATCTCTAAAAGATATGAATTTAATTTACCATCTTTACCTCGTATTTGAGCATAGAAATCAACAAAATATCTATGAAAACGACCATCAGCTGGTGATTTGTATGGAACTACAACCTCTTCTGACGACCAAGAGACTACTTGTGAGTGTTTATCTAACCACAACATCACTCTTTTTTCCCACGATGAACGGTAGATGATATTAGTTGGATCACCTTTGTATTTTTGTGGGTTAATTGGTGTAAACTTGCCTTTATGCTTCATAAATAGTATGTATGTTGATTCTTAATCAAAGGTAAAATTGTATGGCAGAAATTGGTGCAGATTTTCGTGGTGGTTACTACGGTGAACAAATAGAATCTAGTGGTGGTGGATATGATCCATTGGCAGCCAATCCAAATGGACCATTAGCAAGTCTGTTTGCAAACGGTTATGATTTTTCTAGTCGTTTTTATCCTAGAAATTTAGGTTCAGAAACTAGAGGTCATTATATTAATTTTTATATAAATGTGGCAGAAAAATCACAATATCTTTCAGAAGGAAGATATACATTAGCTGGTGGTGCAGGTCGAACCGCAACGAATCAAGCAAATCAAGCTCAAGTGTTAGGTGCTGGTGTTGCTGGTACTGGTACTGCTGGTAATATTGTAAGTGAAATACAATCAGCAGTTACCACAAGAAAAACAAAACGAATTACCCAAGCTATTGCTTTATATATGCCTGATACTTTAAACGTCCAATACAATGCTTCATGGCAAAGTGAGAGTTTAACAGATGCATTAGGTAAATATGTTGCCATGGGGCAGCAAGCTGCTTCAGCTGTAGATTCGTATCAAAAAGGCAAAGGTGCATCAGGCACAATTAAAAGTTTGGCACAAGACCCTGGTGTTGCTGAAGCTTTAGGCACAGCAACAGAAGGTAATATTTTAGGTTCAGGTGCAACAAGTTTCTTGTTATATGCGGGTGGTAATGCATTGAACCCACAATTACAAGTTTTATTTAAAGGTACTGATATGCGTCAGTTCCAATTTGATTTCTTATTTGCACCATTTAGTCCTGATGAAGCAAAGAATGTTATGGAAATTATTAAAACATTTAAATTTCATCAGGCGCCTGAAGTTAATTCATCAGGTATGGGTAGATACTTTATTCCACCATCAGAATTTGATATCGACTTTTTACTTAATGGTCAAATCAATACTAAAGTGCATCAAATTGGTACCTGTGTATTGACAAATCTAAACGTTGATTATGCACCAAATGGTTGGTCAACATTTAGTGACGGAACACCAACACATATTAAATTAACATTACAATTTATGGAAACAGAAATCGTCACAAAAGAACGAGTTGATAAGGATAATTATTAATGTCAAAATATTTCAGTAAGTTTCCTAAATTAATTTACACCAGACAGGGTGTATCTAATTTAGCAACAGATATATTAACAAGAATAAACACCATCAAAGGTGTATTAGATAACACTTCTTTATTTTACACATATAGTATTCAAGAAGGTGATACACCAGAAATGATTGCATCGAAGTATTATGGTGATTCTGAATTGCATTGGATTGTATTAATCTTTAATGAAATTATCGATCCATTTTATGATTGGCCTATGCACTATCGTCAATTCATCATTTTCCTAACAGATAAGTATGGTTCACCAGCAACGGCACAAATGACTAATCATCATTATGAAAAAATTATAACATCTATTGATGGGTATACCGGTAAAGTGACCACTGATGTTTATCAAATTGATTTAGATTCATATAATCATATACCAGCAGAACCAACCACAGAAACTAGAGTTTTAAATAATCAAACTATAACTGTCACAACAAGTAGACGATCTATATCATGTTATGATTATGAAAATGAATTAAATGAATCTAAACGAGTAATTAAATTAATTAAAAATAATCTAGTTCCAGACATAAAAAATCAATTTGAAATCTTAATGAGTGCATAATGGCTGACGGTTTAGTATTTCCACAGGATTTTACCCTAGAATCTTGCAAAATCATAACATCTCAAGGTAACCCTTTTGAGTTTAGATTTATGATGATTGAGTTAAATTACTTCGAAGATTTGTATAATAATACAATTTCTGGTAATATGTTTATCAATGATTCTAGTGGATTCCTATCATTATTGGGTTTTAATGGTAATGAATTTCTTTCAATTAAATTTGGTAAACCAGGTTCAGATGATAAAATTGATCGTGTTTTTAGAATATTTAAAGTATCTGATAGAAGAATGGTTAAAGATGGTAATGAGAATTATATTTTACATTTTACCTCAGAAGAAACAATTCTTTCAGAACAATATAAAGTAAGTAAATCATATCAGAATAAAAAAGTATCTGAAATTGTTATTGATGTTATGAATAACGATTTGCAGGTTGATCCTAAGAAATTTTTAACAACAAATGTTGAAGAAACAAGTGACACAAGAGATATAGTTTTACCTTTATTATCACCATTTGAGGCTATTAATTGGTTAGCAACACAGGCAATTTCTAAAACACCACAAACTCAAGGTTCACCATATTTGTTTTATGAAAACTATTATGGTTATAATTTTAAATCTTTACAATCATTGTTTGATTCACCAGTTTATGGCATATACAAATATGAACCCAAGAATTTAACGATGCCTGATGATGCTCGTGTTCAAGACATGAGTTTAGAACTTAAAAATATTCTTGTGTATGAAATGGTAAATAATTTTGATACACTTAATTTGATTGATTCTGGCGCTTTTGCAAATAAACTTATTGCTATTGATACTATTCGTTCAACTTATTCAACAACTGTTTTTGATTATGATACTTATTTTAAAAATGCTAAAAAATTAAACACCTATGGAATTTTATCAAATTATAAAAACAGAAGAGGTGATGCGGCTAATACTACGTATGATGGTGTATTAAAGACTGTTACAACTAATACCGGACAATCTATAAAAAGTTCATATATTCAATCACATTATCCAGGTGTTAAAGATATTAATATTGAAACTCGTATACCACATAGAACAGCACAATTTGCACAAATTAATGCCATCAAATACAGAATAACTATTCCAGGCGATCCAAAAATGACTGTCGGTAATGTTATTGAAATGCAAATACCTGATATGATGGTCAATGATAAAGGTGGCCGAGATAAGGATAAGTATTACACAGGTAAATATTTGGTAACTGCTACTCGTCATAAAATTGACCAAGAAAACAAATATGTAACTCTTATCGAATTGAGTAAAGAAAGTATACCAAATGCTTATGATGCAATTGACAATGAATCACCAGCGTGGAAAGAGATTAAAGGTAAATAATGGCACAAGAAAATAATTTCATGGGATTAAATGGGTTTGTGTGGTTCTTTGGTGTGGTGGAGAACCGTGATGATCCATTAAAACTTGGTAGAGTTCAAGCTCGAATATTTGGTTGGCATACAGATAATAAGATGAAAATACCAACTACCGATTTACCATGGGCTCAACCTGCTTTTCCACCAAATTCATCAAATCTAACATCAGCACCAAAAGAAGGTGATATGATCTTTGGATTTTTTACTGATGGTGATGCAGCACAATTTCCAATATTTTTAGGTGTTTTACCAGGCATTCCAGATTTCACCCCAGCAGAAGGAACAGGTTTTTCTGATGCAAGAGTTCAAGAAAACTTGGATGGCGCTCCTACGAAACCCTATGCTCGTTCCATATACAATAATGGCGTAAAACTCAAGTCATATTCAAAAACTAGATATCCAAGAGATTTAAATCAACCTACCACTTCTAGACTTGCCAGAAATGAAGATACTGCAAATACCGTTTATCAATTCAGAAAAGATAATTGGATAACTGCCGAATCTACCAATGGTTCTAAATGGAAAGAACCATTTCCGTCATATAATGCACAATATCCTTTTGATAATGTATTAGAATCTGAATCTGGCCACATTTTTGAATTGGATGATTCAGCGGCTAATGAACGTGTGATGATTGCACATAGAACGGGCACCACTTCTGAAATGTATCCATCAGGTACCAAATTGGATAAAGTTGTTAAGGATAATTATACAATTGTTCACGGATCAGATTTTTGTTATGTGAATGGTAAAGTTGAATTAACTGTGGAAAATGTGGCCAAAATAAGAATCAAAGGTAACACCACTATAGAAATTGATGGTAATGTTAATTGGAAAGTTGGTGGTGACATGAACTTATCAGTTGGTGGTAATTTAAATCTCAAGACGGCAGGTAACATGACTTCACAAGTGTCAGGTAACTATGCTGAGGTTGTAGGTTCTCGTAACGAGATGTCATTAGGTGACACATCAATTAGATATAATACTGATTTACATACTTGGGTTGGTGGTGATACATATACTAGAAAACAATCAGGTAGAACAGACTTTGGATGTCCATCAGATACTAGAAGTGGAGGTTCTGATTGTGGTGATGTTGCATATCCAACAACTGCAAATTTAGGTTCACCAAATCCATACAATAATCCGGATGAAGTTCAACCTACACCTGAAGTTGTTAGAACAGTTATCTATAATGGTCAAGTTGATGCCAACACGGCCGCTGCACCATTAACTGAAGCTTATGCAAGGCCTGTAGCACCAACAGTTACACCTGAAGTTGCTAATGTGGCATCAGCTAATGTAGTTTCAACAGGATGCTTTACGTTTGAAATGGTTAAAGTAACTGCAAGTGTTAAAGATGCTGAAGTGCAACAAATTACAGATGCTCTTAACAAAGCTTGTGAACCGTATAATATTAATACCAAATTACGTAAAGCTCATCTATTAGCTCAAATGTCACATGAATCTGGTGGTTTTAAATACAAGAAAGAGATTTGGGGTCCAACAGCCGTTCAGAATAGTTATGAAGGTCGGGCCGGTCTTGGTAACAATCAACCAGGAGATGGTGAGAAATTTCAAGGTCGTGGATATATTCAAGTGACTGGTCGAGCAAACTATACCAATTTTGCCAATTTTGTTAAGTTGTCACTTGATGATACAATTAAGTATTTAGAAACAATTGAAGGTGCGGTGATGAGTGCTGTTTGGTATTGGAATACTAGAGGTCTTAACAAATATGCTGATCAAGATGACATTAAACAAATCACTAAACGTGTGAATGGTGGTTACAATGGACTTGATGATCGTATTGCTAGATATAATAAAATCTTACCTTTATCAACATAAATAGTATATGGCTTCCACAATACAAAATAGATATTCAGATTTAGACCTCACTTTTACTATGCATCCTGTAAAAAAGGACATAGTGTTGAGTGTTGATGACCAAGCTATTGCTCGTTCAGTTCGCAATCTCATATTAACAAACCACTACGAAAGGCCATTTCATCCAGAAATTGGTTCTAATGTTCGTAAAATGTTATTTGATCCTATTTCACCACTTACTGCAAATTATTTGCAAAGGGAAATAGAAGATACTATTAAAAACTATGAACCAAGAGTAAAACTTCAACAAGTTATTGTTCAAGTAGAGCCTGATAGTAATAGTTATTCGGCAATTATAAGTTATTATATCAACAATAGAACACAACCATCCACATTAAATTT